GAGCCAAACTGGCCGAGCAGGCGGATCACACTCCATTCGGTGTCGTCGGCCGAGGGCATATAGATCAGATGGGGCGAATTCTCGCAGCTGACCAGGACGGAGTTGTTATAGACCTCAAGCCCTTTGACTAAATCCCTGGACGCATCGCCAATGGGGAGGAAGTTGGTCGACTGAAACGTATAGGGCTCAAAGAGGTCGGAGTACCAGACGTAGTTGGGGTTGGCCGCGTCGTTAACAAAGAGCCGATTTTGGTGATAGACCGCAACGGAATACCGGGGTGGCTCGCCGTTGTCGGTCGGCGCCGCAGCGCCTACGGCTAGGCCTGTGTCGGAAAGGGTCGTCGTCGTATTGTTGGCAATTGTGGCAATACGCTGGAATGAACCGGCCACACCCGAGGCCCGGTAGATCCGCCGCGAGCCGACGCCGTGGGAGGCCGGGGCAACGGGAATGCCAGTTAGCTCAACCGAGCCACTTGCGGCAGCCGAGAAAGCGGTTGAAATCGCACCGACGTCACCCTCGGCCGACTGAGCGTTAACATAGGAGACCTTATAGTAGTAGAGCGCCGAGGCGAGTGTTCCCCCGCCCGAAACGGTACCTGTCGGGACCGAGCCTGGGGCTGGCACGCCGTGCCGGGTGAAAGCGGTGCCGTTATACTTATAGGGCGTGACCCCGCCGTTGCCGATAAACATATGGTTTTCGTACTGGGTCGTGCCCACCCGGATCCCGGCGGTAAAGACCGACTGGGCGCTGCCAATGGTGATAAAGCTGGTGCCGGTCAGCCCCCACATCGTGCCGCCGGCAAAGGCGACCATGGTCTCAGCACCGCTTGAGTCATGCCTGGTATAGAGGCCGTCCCCGACAAATGAGCCGATTGCGGCGGTGTTAAGTTTTAGCGCCCCGCCCCTCGTCTCAACCGCGCCGTTGGTAAAGACGACGTTGGCACACGAAGGCGATTCATTCTCGGCAATGATCGAGCGCTCAAACTTGTTGTTTAAGCCGCCGTCAAACAGCATCCGGCCCTTTGGCGGGTAAATGACGTGATACTCAGAGGTCAAGGAAACCCCCACCACTGAGTGAGCGTGTTTTCGTCTTTGACCGTCTTAAAGCCGTCGGCGATGAGGCGCTTTTTAGACCAGCGTTTGCAGCGGAGGACGGCCTGCTCCCACTCAACCTTGTGGTATTCGGCGGCCTGAAAGTTTTGATCCTTCGTAGCCATCCGCCAAAGAAGGTAGTTGGCCATGTCGAGGTGAAACTCGGGCGGCACGTCAAGGCTCGACGTTGCCGAGACCTCCTGGGGCTGGTCAAAAGTGAAAAGCTTGAGCGTATAGACCGCGTCGGGAATAGGGCGCAGGTAGATCACCCGGTCAAAGAGCATGTAGAAAACGGGAGAGCCCTTGGCCGTCGTCGCGGCGTCTTGCCCCGTTAGGACATCGTCCTCTTTAAAGTCAATTTTGGTGAGCCGCTGTCCGTTGTAGGTGATGCGCTTAATGGCGAGGGTATTGGTCGGGTAGCTATACTCTTGCTGCCCGTCTACGGTCGGAGTCGTATAGGTGTTTTCAATCGCACCAGCCTCTTTGGCCAGGATGTTTTGGGCGTGCCAGGCGTGACGGTAAAGCTCGTCGTCGGAAAAGAAGTCGTCGCTTGTGGCGTTATACTGTTGGCGCGCGTAGTCGTTTAATTCACCCGGCGTCATGCTTGACTCCAAACAGTTGAGGAGGCCGTGCCCAAGGTCCAGGTAGGCGTCGTCGACGTGCCCCCCGCCCAGCTGGGTGAGACCCGCGCCTCGGCGTCGGTCGTGCCGCCGGGAAAGTTGTGGTAGTAGCCCTCGGAATCGTAGAGGTAGGCATGGACCATGTCGCTAGACGGTGAGAGCGTGTTTGAGATGAGTTTTGAGAGGTAGAAATTGACCGACGAGCCTAGCGTTATGGTCTCGGCGCCAAGCATCTTGGTTAGGCGAAAATACCTAGCCGAGGTCGGGGCCAGGGGCTCAACCGGGACTAGATGGGTAAAGCGAAAGGGCACCTTGACCGTGCCCTCGGCCCATTTGAAGCCGTTCCAGTTATAAGCGTTCCAAAGCGACGGCGGCGAGCCACCGAAGGCTCTAATGCTATTGGTGATCGTCTTTGAGTGGGCCGTCACGGCCGCCCCTTAGCTGATTGTGATTTGAAGGACTGTCGTTAGAGAATCGTTAGCGCCCTTGGCGATGAGTGTTTCGGTGTCGCGTGAGAGAAGGGTGCCGGCCGTAGAGCTCGAAAGAAGGCCGTACTCGACAATGTTGCCCGTCCCCGTGCCGCTGGGAAACGTTGCGGTCACTTGGAAGATGGCGCCCGAGACGTAAGAGGCCGTGCCCGTGGTGCGTGCCAGTTCGGTGCCGAGCGCGGTATTGGCTGCTGCCTCGCCCGTTGCATCAGAGCCGATCGCGACGTACTTGCACGTAAAGGTCGCGGCGGCGGCGGCAGCAGACGAAAGAAACGATGCAAGGAATTCCTTGCCGTTGGTGCAAATGACGTTGTCGCCCTCGACGACTTGCTTGATGACGCCACCGGATTCCAGCGTCGCCCGCCAGCGTCCCTTGAGCAGCATGCCGGGAGGGTAGACCTTGTCGGTTGTCATCCTTGCGCCTTCAGTTTGGGTTTGCCTGGCTTGCCTTTGAACGTGCCCTTGACTAGCGCGGTCAACTCCGCGACCTGGGCCTTGAGGTCAGCGATCTCACTTGACCGCTTGACGTTGGCCCGCTCGGCCTCGGCGTCGTCCGCAACAAGGTCCGGGTTAGCATCGGTGTGCGCCTTAAGGAGTGTGATCAGCTCGGCCACGCTGCCCGCCTTTTGGCCGGTCGCATGGACGATGTTGGTATCCTCTTTGATGACCGCCTCGGTAGGGTCTTCCACCCGAATCATCTTGAAGTTGGTCGGATCGGGGTCGTTTGGGCCCTTCATCTTTAGGCCGGTAAACTGGCCTTGGAAGTCTTTGGCGTCGATGTAGTCCATCTCGACAAACTCGCCCGGCTTGATCCGGACTTCATTGCCCTTGAAGCTCTCGACATGCTCATACTTGTTGTCATTCCATACCTTGACGACGGCCATTCTCTCTCCTTAGTCCTGGGCAATAACCACAATGGCGGCGCTACCGTCAGTGACGGTGACGTCGGAAACGAATTTCACATACTGAAATGGCGGGGCATCGATTAAGACCCAAGATCCAGAAGACGCCGTGCCAATGCTCATCGCCTGGTACTGTCCTGCCGTGGACGTATGGACCCGCTCATGCACGGGCCTAAAGGTCCCACTCGACGAGTCGCAGCCGTAGACGGTCAAGACCCCTGCGGTTGACATCGAGGGAAACTTGACGGCCATCTTGGTGAAGGACTTGAGGCCAAAGTCAATAAAAGTACCGGTCGAGGTCCCCGACGCAATGACACCACCGGTAAAGACCTGAAGGGGTCCGTAGCTCACAGATCACCTCCCGTAAACGACAATGTCCACTTCCGCCGCTGCCGAGAATCCCGAAAGGCCGAGCGTGCCGTTAGCCGCCGTGCCAGTTGAGTTGACGTTTTTACGGATCTGCGCCCCACCCGTTGCCATCGAATAGAACTGGCCAACGGTGACCGCTTCGATATAGCCGAGGCCCGTTTCGATGTTGCCCTCGGCGCCGTCAGTCGTGACGTTCAAAATCACAACCTTCTTGTTGCCGAAAACGGTCGGCGTTTTAACGACTGTGAAAGCCATACCTAGCTCCTAAAAAAGCATGAGTTTTTGATATTCTTTCGGCCTCTCGCACTGCGCCCTGACGTGCTCATTCATGTTGAGCATGCCGAGGAAATCGACCAGATCCAAATACTGGAACTGGGCCATGTTGCCCGCGTCGTGCGCCCCTAAAATGCCGCCTTCGGTGCAGTTGTAATAAATCCCCGGCACACTACAGGCGACGTATTCAAACCAGCACTTAAAGTTGTGGTAGCTCTGCCAGGTGTAGCGCTTGATCCCGTAGATATCGGTCACCCGCATGCACTGGCCGAGGTTGGTGTCATACTTTGAATCCCAGCCATGAAATTTCTTGTCATAGCTAAAGCTCAAATCGGCACCGACAAAGCCGACAATCGAACAGCCGAGGATCGCCTTAGCCAGGTAAAGACACGCGCCCAGCACGTTGCCGCCACTGCCTAAAAACGTGTAAAGGTCGGCCTCCTTGTCGGCCTCTTCTTTTGTCGGCCCCACAGGCAGGCAGGCATTGAAGTAATAAACCTTCCCCTTCCACTTTTTTAAGAGGTCAGGCGGCGATCCGACGTAGGCGATCAGCGTATGGTCTGCCGTTTTCTCCCAGTATTCCTCAGGCGTCAAAGCCCCGCCCTCGGAGATCTCCTCCAAAACAAGAGGACCAGCGTCAAGCGTGACGTAGAAGTCTGGCTTGACGCCCCGGTCCTCAAAGAAGTGGAAGTTATGCCGGCAGCTGATCAGGGGCACGCCACCCCTGTCCT